AACTACTGGGCTGTGTACAATGCTATGACTGATTGGTCTACACACTTTGGCGCAGTGCGGCAGTCTAGTCAGCTAAACATTGCATCAATCCAGAACGACAGACAGCAATTGATTAGACAGGCTGTGAACTCTCACCCATTCTTAAAGGCGGCATAATATGAAAGCATTTAACATAGCAACAACAACAATCTTAGCAGGGGCAGTGGCTTACGTAGCAGTGACGGCTAAGATAGATCATAACAACGTAGTGTCACAGATCAGTGATCTACAGCGTGAGCTAAACGTACAGTCTTTTAAACTGGAGGCAGTATCAGACAACTATCTATCTCTGAGCGAAGTATATGATTCACAAGCGGCAAAGCTTGGTGCGCTGTCAGATCAGTGGGCTGTATCGCAGTCAAAGATCGTGGAGAGTATGCTTAGCAATGTCATAGATGGCGAAGAGATCAGCGTCTTACAAATGAGGATAGCTTCACAGCGCATAGAGTTGGAAGAAGTTAGAGAATTAGCCACGTTACCACCGCCACAGGTTGTAGAGCCTGAGCCTATCGCTGTATTACCTGCACCAGTAGTTACTGAGCCTGAGCCTATCGCTGTATTACCTGAACCAGTAGTAGTTGAGCCTGAGCCTATCGCTGTATTACCTGAACCTGTAGTGGTTGAGACAGTAGCTATTGTTTGTCCGTTACCTACAGGTGAGGTGAGCTTTGGGCAGTACATCGAACGTCTAAAATTCAGAAAGGCGATAAGCTTTGTGGCATCTTTTGACGTACAAGAAGGGACTGTTGCTAACGTGAGCTTCTCGAATGGCGTGTCATCTAAGCTTGGTCGGGCAACCGCCAAGTACTTGACCGATGCTATACCTACAGGCCAAGATGTTTCTGGCTGTAAGTTGCCGTTTAAAATAGAGGTGTAACATGACTAAATCATTTGGAGAATACTACTTGAGTCTTGACCTACGAAACGGTGTAGGTTTAGACCTTGAGTTTGCAGACAGCCGACCAGTGTGGATAACTAATTCAGAGACAGGCGATGCAGGTACGGCATCCTTTGAAGGCACAGTGCTGATGTTACCGTTTATGATTATCACGCTAGGTAAGATATGGATGGACGATTAAGATGGGTGATGCTACGCATGGTGGCAAAGGTGATAGACAACGTAAGGTAGACGCAGAGAAGTACAGTTCAAACTTTGATGCTATCTTTAAATACAATAGAGAGGAGTTGAAAGAAGATGATGATGAAAGCAGTAAACTGTCTGAGCGACACTGGCCTTGGGTTACTGAGATGGATAAAGAATAACGTGTTGGAGCAAGAGCCTAAGCCTGTAGCAATTGTAAGAGTGATTAGATTCTTATTCTTATGTTCAATTGCATACTTTTTCGCAGTCGTTTTTCTATTATTAAAGTGAGGTTTTGTATGATATATAATATTGTTTTATTATTTGTAGGTACTATAACAATGGCAGTGGCTATTAAACTGCTGTACATTTCAGAGCTAATGATAGACGAGGAGAGGAACTAATGTTCGCAGAGAGCATATCAGGTAGTCCAAGCCCTGCCGCAGTTGCAACAGCTAGAGCCGCGACAGAGGTGGTGGATGGTAAGACACCGTTGAGCAGGGCTTGTGTTATGTACAATGTTAAAGAGCAGTCTGTCATACAGTTTATTATTGACAGTACTGAGTATGATACGTTAATGAAAAGTAAAGCTTGACAAGGTTACACCACTGTGGTATACTCCACATTCAATTTCAATCACGACATAAAGGAAAAGTAATATGGCTATCTTAGAAGGTACAGCAATGTGGGCATCAGTGCTTACACCCAACACAAGGTTTGAACCTACGTATGAAGTCAACCTAGTTATTGACGAGGCTACCGCAGAAGATTTTAAATCACGCGGCTACACCATCAAGCAGATGGATGAAGGCCCGTCTATTTTAATTAAGCGTAAGGTTGATGGTAAGGACGGGGCGATACGACAAGCACCAAAGCTAGTAGATAAGTTCAAGCAACCCTTAGATGCACAGGTCGGCAACGGCTCAGCAGTGAAGGTGCAGTACAACGAGTGGGAAGTTACTAATAAGTATGGCTCGTTCAAAGGCTTAGACTTTCAAGCAATGCAGGTTCTTGATTTAGTAGAGGTAGGGACACCAGACGGTGCTGAGTTTGATGGCGCTTATGTAGAGACAGCAATGGAGGACGAACTGTAATGGGAATTGTCACATTAGATGAAGTTAGTTATGATACAGAGTTGCTATCAGATGATGCTAACTCAATCGTAGCACACTTAGTAGAAGCAGATACTAAAATGCGTGAAGCACAGATAATGGTCGGGCTTATGAAATCAGCAAGTGTATCGCTGATCAACGATCTTAAAACTAACCACCTCACGGACGAGGCGATAGCTACAGAGGAAGTAGAAATAACTGAGGAGTAAGGCTCTTGCCTTTTGTTAAACATAAGCAACCGTGTCCTGCTTGTGGAGGGAGCGACCCAGTTTCAGTTAACGCTAATGGATCTGGGTGGTGCTTCAGTTGCAGTACATATTTACCAGACTACGGCACAACGGAAGTGCAACAACTCGACACCTTAACGGAATTTGATGTGTGTCCCAAGGACAGTACAATGAACCACAACTCAACAGCTACATACAATGCATTGACTGACCGCAAGATAAGTTTAGAAACAGCGAAGAAGTACGGTGTTAAATCAACAACCAACGGAACGAAGATAGACAAGCACTACTACCCCTATTACAATGGGCATGAGTTCGCGGCAACAAAAGTTCGTAAGCAGGACAAGAACTTTGAATGGACAGCAAGCCCAAGGCACGTAGGATTGTTTGGCGAGAACCTGTTTAAAGCAGGTGGTAAGTTTATAACTTTAGTAGAAGGTGAGTGTGATGCGATGGCCGCTTATGAACTTATGGGGAGTAAGTGGCCTGTCGTTTCTATTAGATCAGGTGCGTCAGGTGGAGTGGGCGATGTTAAGAATAGTCTTGAGTACCTTGAGTCATTCGAGACTATCTGTATTAATTTTGACAACGACAAGGTGGGCAAGGAAGCCGCGATAGCTGTGGCTAAGCTACTCACCCCCAAGAAAGCTAAGATAATGACACTGCCAGTAGACTACAAAGATGCTAACGATATGTTACGCAAGGGTAGACACGCAGAGTACGTCAGTTCTTTTTGGGACGCTAAACTTTATACACCTTCTGGTGTACTGAACATGTCCGAACAGCTTGAAGCATATCAGAAGCTACGGTCAGAAAAGAAAACAGCTATACCTTATCCTTGGTATGGCCTCAACAAGAAGCTAGAAGGCATGAGAGCAGGTGAGCTTGTGACCCTTACAGGCGGCACAGGACTAGGTAAGTCTTCTGTGACCAGAGAGATTGAACACTGGTTGATAAATAAAACAGAAGATAACGTAGGTGTGTTAGCACTTGAAGAGAGTTGGTCACGTACTGCTGAAGGTATCATGGCAGTGGAAGCAAACGCCAAGCTACATCTTGATAGTGTTAAGGCTGAGTTCAGTGAAGAAGAACTGGATGGCTACTTCAACAAAGTCTTTATGGGCGAGAACAAAGGTCGGGTATGGGTACACGCCCATCACGGTGTCAATAACCTTGAAGAGATCTTTAGTAAGCTACGCTACATGATCATTGGTTTAGATTGTAAGTGGGTTATAGTTGACCACCTTCACATGCTTGTTCTGTCTACGCTTGAGAACGACGAGCGTAAAGCTATTGATCAGATCATGCACCGATTGCGTACTATGGTAGAGGAGACAGGGTGCGGTATGATCCTAGTGTCACACCTCCGCAGAGTAGAGGGCAACCGTGGGCATGAGAACGGAATAGAGACAGGACTAAATCATCTCAGAGGGTCACAAAGTATTGCTCAGTTGAGTGACTGTGTGATTGCACTGGAGCGTAACCAACAATCAGATGATCAGATAGAAGCATCGACCACAAAGGTCAGGGTGTTGAAGTCTAGGTACACCGGAGATGTTGGCATTGCTTCTCAGTTGCTGTATGATAACAGTACAGGACGGCTCAGAGAGCTTGGTGACTACGATGAATCACAGTTCGCAGAGGAAATAATATGAGTAACTTAGTATTTGATATAGAAGCAGATGGCTTAGACCCCACAAGGATTTTTTGTATCGTGGCTCAAGACGTAGACACAAAGGATGTGTTCACGTTTGACAACACACAACTAGACGAGGGCTATGCTATGCTGTCCTCTGCAACTAAACTAATAGGCCACAACTTGATAGGCTATGACATCCCTGCTATTAAAAAGGTTGCAGGGGTTGATCTGTTTGACAAGAAGATCGTTGATACACTCGTACTGTCACGCCTCTTCAAGCCAACACGCGAAGGCAACCACGGACTTGAAGGGTGGGGCTATCGTCTAGGCTTTAAGAAAGGAGACTTTGGAAAGCAAGACGATGCTTGGGACGAGTACACACCTGAGATGCTAGAGTATTGTAAGAACGATGTGTTGCTTAATACTAAAGTATATGAAGCACTCAAGGTTGAGAGTCGCGGCTTTACACCAGAGTCAGTGCAAATAGAACACGCAGTAGCTAAGATCATTGATCAGCAACGGTACAATGGTTTTGTTTTAGACCTTCAAAAGACAATGCTTTTAATGGCTATGTTTGAAACTAAGCTACATGATCTAGAGTCAGAGGTACAGGAAGAGTTCCGGCCTGTAGTCACTACTCAGATACTGACACCTAAGTTCATAGCAACAGGCGCAGTAGCCAAGACAGCCACTGATCAACACGGTAGTGGTGTGCGGCTATCTGACGAGGAGCATGAGAGACTATCGTTGGACATAGACTGTAAGCCCATTGCTCGTAAAACTGAAACGCCTTTTAACTTAGGTTCGCGCAAGCAGATTGGTGAGTACCTAATTCGTTTTGGTTGGAAGCCGCAGAAGCATACACCTACAGGTCAACCCATTGTGGACGAAGCAACACTAAATAAAGTTAGAGGTATTCCACAGGCTTTGTTGATTGCTAAGTACCTGATGGTACAGAAACGCTTGGCTCAAACTAAGAGTTGGATAAAGGAGCTTGATGAAACTACTGGAAGGGTACATGGTTACGTCAATCCTAATGGTGCAGTGACATCGCGCATGACTCATTCACATCCTAACATGGCTCAAATTCCTAGTAGTTCGTCACCGTATGGCGAAGATTGCCGATCTTGTTGGACAGTGCCAGAGAACTATCGTCTGGTTGGGATTGACGCTTCTGGGCTTGAGCTTAGAATGTTAGCACATTATTTAAATGACGAGGGCTATACAAATGAAATTCTCAACGGAGACATACACACCGCTAATCAAAACCTTGCAGGGCTTAAATCAAGAGATCAAGCAAAGACTTTCATCTATGCCCTCTTGTACGGAGCAGGAGATGCAAAGCTTGGGTCTGTGGTTGGAAGAGGTAGGGCGCATGGTAAAGGACTTAGACAACGCTTCTTTGATGGTCTACCATCATTTAAGAAACTTACGGACAGAGTACAAAGAGAAGCTACAAGCGGATTCGTTAAAGGACTAGACGGACGTAAGCTTACAGTGCGCTCAGAACACGCGGCACTTAACACCTTGCTACAGGGTGCAGGAGCAATCGTGATGAAGAAAGCACTGATCATCTTAGACCAGAAGATAGCTAAGAATGGGTACGATGCTAAGTTTGTAGCCAACGTACATGACGAATGGCAGATAGAGTGTCACCTTGATGATGCAGTAGAGGTAGGTAAGCTAGGTGTCCAAGCTATTAGAGAAGCAGGGTGCATGTTTAATCTTAACTGTCCACTGGACGGAGACTATAAAGTCGGGGAGAACTGGAGTGAAACACACTGATCAGCTTGTAATGTTTGAAACGTGTCACTCCGCATTGAAAAGCCATGAAAGTAAGCTGTGTCCCAAGTGTTTTGAAGTTAAGCCACTAGAACACTTTCCATGGAAAAGTGGCAACCATGTTTTTAGAAGAGAGAACTGTAGGTCTTGTGAAAAGCACCTAAACAGAGTCAGGCTTGAGCTAAGAGAAAAGCACGGTATGCCTGATGATAATTACATTTGCCCAATCTGCAATAAAAATAGCGAAGAGGCAGGTAAAAAAGGAGGGCAACACGCGGGCTACTGGGCGTTAGATCACTGCCACGAAACGCAGGAGTTTAGGGGGTGGCTATGTCACCTATGCAACAGAGCCTTGGGCTGTTTTAAAGATGATGTACCTAGCCTACAGAGAGCTATAACTTATTTAAAAGGAAGCAACTAATGAACCTTAATACTTTAGTACCTGACATCTATAAGCACCTTGAGAAACTATCAGAGGGTGAGCCTTTACCCCTGACTGATGCCGACATAGACAGAGCCGTACAAGGTATGACAGAGGCTCTACGTTCTTGGGCAACTCCTCGCAAACGAGATACTAACTTCACTGTACGCATGTCTAACGTAGGCAAGCCCTCACGCCAGTTGTGGTATGAGAAGCGTGACCCTCAAGGGCGTGGCGGTATTGATGGGCCAACACAGATTAAGTTTCTATACGGCCACTTGCTTGAAGAGATTGTGTTGATGCTAGTACGCATGGCAGGTCACGAAGTAACAGAC